GAGAACGAGAGCCCGACAGACAATCAACCACCGAACAACATGCTTCGATCAGTTATTGGAATTTGGCATCCTTATTTCATTAACTATCATCTCGATCAACTTAAGTTCCGATTCAGGAATTCAGACGTCATTGTCTCGGAACATGAAGATAGAATCCTCTTTCGGATTACAAAGACAGACACGGTGATTAATTGCACGTCTGACGAAGTCGCTCGTTCATGCAAGATGATCTTCAACATTCTCGAGGATAGGGGTGAGACAATTGTGGGAAAACATTAACGGTGAGTGGATTTTCATGGATAAGGAGATGGGGGCTGATGAGTATGAGCGACAGAGTTCTCAGTCTGTTGTTTATGTGGCTGGAGGTCGCGGTGATGCTGCTTCTGGCGGTAGGGTCAGTGCGGGCAGCATTGCTGTCGGTGTGGCTGGCGGGGTGATTGCGGCGAAGGCTGTAGGTCGTGTTTGGGGATGGTTTTGGTGGATGGTAGCGATTTCTATTATCCTGATGCTTATTGTGTGAGGGTTTATGATGATTGTCTTATGTACCGTCGTCATTGCGTTAATGGCTACAGGACTGAAGCACCGAATACGTTAATCTACACCATACACAAATTGCCGGTTAAGGTAGTAATTCAACTGACCGATGCAGGAATCATGACAACTTATATTGGTAAGAATAAGGGCACGTTCAAGATGCCGGACACGACCGAATTAGGTGAGATTCTTAAGGTGGGGTTGTCTTCTGCTTTAGACAGGCCTGTGACTATTGAGTCGAAGTTTGCTACGACTCTTTTCTAGACTCCCGACCGAGCGGGTAATCTCGGGCTAGAATTGAAATGGAATCGCCATGCAAGAAAGGAAATGATCATGGCTGTTATTTACTCTTCTCTTACGGACGACTTCGCTGGACGGAAGGCTTTCTTTAATGCTCAGAATGCGGCTGCTTCTTTCAAGGAGTTGCGCGGGAAGACTGTTAACATTAAGGACGTAGTTATCACTGAAGAGGATGTGACTGATACTGACACTGGTGAGACCGAGAGCCGTAAGGCTATTACTATTATCGATAAGGACGGCAATGCTTATGGTACTTCTTCGATGACGGTTGTTGCTCAGATTCAGCGTCTTATCGACATCCTTGGTGATGTCAAGACATGGCCGGAGCCGGTCGCCGTGAAGGTCGGGACCGCTAAGTCTGGGCGCGGACGCGAGTACACGACCGTAGCTCTGGCGTGAGGTAGTCGGATAGAATAGCTAGGCCCCCTGCCCCTCTCGGGGGGCAGGGGGTTTGGTTTTGGTTAGGTCACACTGGGGTAAGCATTATAGGGCCTTTAAGCGAGGCGCGGGCAATGTTTCGAATACTGCTAGACAGATTAGAGAGTTTGTTGGGGGAATTGATTCTCACGTAGGGAATTTAGGTCTCCCTGACACTCTTTCGCAAGAGCAGAAGGGGACTGTTCGTTCGGCGAAACAGACTCATAAAGATAACCTTGCGAAGGCGAGGGATTTACTTCAGATTGAACGCGATCGTGCTATTAATAAGATTTACAGGATGGCGACCAGTCCTGACGGGGCTGATATTCGTGGGACTAAGTATGACCCTATTGGAAAGTCTGCTATTGGAAGGGTGACTTTAAAGAATGCAAAAGTCGAACTTGAGCGTCTTAGCGAGTTCAATAATTCTAATAGTGTTTGGTATCATTCTGACAGTAATGGTAATCCCATTTCTGATAAAGACGTTCGTCGTTATCGTGATGCTGTTAGACGCTATAATGAGCATATAGATGCATATGAGCGAAGCGTCGCTGGAACGCAGATCCCTTTCCTTGGTGATTTAACTGTTGGGGATTGGATTCGCGATTTTAGGCCGAAGAAGACTTATCTGCCGGGTGGATCTAGTTATGCTCTCGAGAGGATGAATCCTGACAAGCGAACAAGTAGTTTCGATTCTGCGGAGTCTATGAATTTGAAGACTGATATGGTTCTTCATCGTCTTTCTAAGAAGGGTCAGCAGGAGCAATTAACTTCCGCTAAACAACAGATTGCTGCAATGCTTGATGTTATTGGCGATCCAGAACTTTATGATATTCTTACTGACATTCCGGATGATGTGCTTTGGCTGATGTGGACTGTTAACGACCACTTCGCTAACCAACTATCACTTATTTACGAGGCAGCAAAAGAGGGTTATTTTGAACGGAAGGCCGCAGGACAAGACTTGTGGTATGACGACGTTGAGGATGCCAGTAGTGAGATTAAGTCTCTTTTGAACGAAATAAAGTCGATCAAGATTAGGCCGGAGGACGATTTCAGTGGTTCGCCAATCAATAAGCGCGCCAAGCGTCGCCGGAAGAAGCGCTAGAAAGAGTCACAAGAAGTTACCCAGCTATGTTGCCGACTTTGAGACAACTACCCTTGAAGATGATTGTCGAGTTTGGTCTTGGGGAATTATTAGGGTGGGGAAGCTAAGCGACTATGTTGACGGCACTACTATTGAAGGCTTCATTAATCATGTTAGCCAAAAAGCACAACATGTGTATTTCCATAACCTTGCTTTTGATGGGTCTTTTATTCTAGACTGGTTGCTTAAGCACGGTTACACATGGGTGAAAGAGAACCCTAAACCTTTAGAGTTTACTTCACTCATTTCTCGCATGGGCAAGTTTTATTCAATTACAGTGGTGTTCGATACTGGATATCGAGTTGAGTTTAGGGACTCGTATAAGAAATTGCCCATGTCGGTTGCAGGAATTGCAAAAGCATTTAATTTACACGACCAGAAACTAGAGATAGATTACGAGACAATTCGTCCTATTGGATACATTCCTACAGAGCAAGAACGGAGGTATCAAAGAAACGATGTTGCAATTGTTGCTCAAGCATTGGAGATCCAGTTCGATGAAAAAATGACTAAACTGACTGTTGGAGCAGACTCTTTAAACACATACAAGAAAATGACAGGAAAACTATTTACAAGAAGGTTTCCTATTCTCTCACCCGAGATTGATACGGAGATCCGAAAAGCATACAGAGGAGGATACACATACGCCTCTCCGCGATTCACTCAAAAGATAAATGGTCCTGGGAGCGTGTATGACGTCAATTCCTTGTATCCTTCAGTTATGCGGACTGCTTTACTTCCTTACGGGGAGCCTGTTTACAGAGAGGGCGCTCCATCGGGCAAGCATCCTCTTTACATTGCTTCAATTACGATTACGGCATCACTCAAAAAGAACCACATCCCTTGTATTCAAATCAAAAAGAACTTATCATTTAATCCCACCGAATATTTAACTGAAATAAAAGAACCCACCACAGTAAATGCAACAAATATCGATATTGAATTATGGGAAAAACACTATGACTTAAAAATTCATTCATGGAACGGCACTTTTGAGTTCAGAGGTAGTCACGGATTCTTCGATTCATATGTAGATAAGTTTATGGAGATTAAAAAGAACTCGGATGGGGGACTCAGACAAATCGCAAAATTACATCTAAATAGTCTTTACGGAAAGTTTGCTACCAACCCCGACGTGACAGGAAAGCGTCCCGTGTTGAAAGATAATCGAGTTTCACTTGTAATCAATGAAGCTGAAACAAGGGATCCCGTTTACACTCCTATGGGTGTTTTTATTACAGCATACGCGCGGAGCAAAACAATATCGGCAGCACAAGATAACTACGATGTATTTGCGTACGCTGATACTGACTCACTCCACCTAGTTGGTCCTACCACTCCTCCAGAAGACTTGTGGGTGGACCCCGTAGAATTGGGAGCCTGGAAGCACGAGTCCACGTTCACTAGAGCGGTTTATGTTCGAGCAAAACAGTATGCAGAGGAAATCGATGGTAGATTAGACGTACATATAGCAGGACTCCCCCGCAGTATTGCCGCTCAACTCACTTTTGACGACATGTTGCGTGGAGGGCAATGGGATGGTAAACTTATTCCCACAAGGGTTCCGGGAGGAACAGTCCTCAGGAACACAACATTCACCCTTAAAGTATGATAGGCAGGAAAATATTATGGCACGTCCCGTTAGCGATAAGGCGACCGCTAAGTTCCGTCTCCCTAAGGCTCTTATTGCCGATGTCGATGAGGCTCATTGGGTTGAGCGCCGAGATGTCGACGACATTGTTCGCGACGCTCTTATCGATTATCTCGCAAAGTCTTCCAAGTCTTCCAAGTCTGTTAAGTGATTGTTGGCCAGGTGCCGACGACAACCGGTGATAAGGACGGCACCTGAAGGGAGATGTCACTCTCCGACAGTGCTGGCAGATATTGGAAATTTGAGGTAGGCTAGAGACGTAAAGTCTCTAGCCTACTTCGTTTAGGAGGATTAAATGCCCGTTAATGATGCAGATAAAATGGGTCTCAAGGGACTAAACCCTGACGGCTCTACGATGAACGCGCAGCAGCGCAAGGACTGGAAACAGCGGTGGAATGAGAAGCACGAGGCGGATCGAAAGAACCGTCAGGCCGCTGGAGAGGACACTCGTCCTCTTTCCGAGAAACTAGGCGATGAGAATCCTGATGTGCAGATGAAGGCTTCCCAGGAAGCCAATCGCTATCGCGAGAACATGAAGCCCGAGCATCGCGTAGGCACACGCATGGAGAAGGAGAATGTCTACGACCCGGGCGATTCCGACGGTGACGGTAAGGCGGTTTCCCCGTCTGATGAGAATATGCTTGGAGGGGACCCCAAGTCGGCCAAGAAGACTGACGAGGACCCCTTCAAGGATACTAAGGCTGCATGGGCTAAGCTCACCGAGGTTTTCGGTGACAAGGTGGCAGCACTTCAGGGAGAGCTCGAGGGGCGGCTTGGAGAGGCTCTCACTCCTACAGCGCGTGAGGTTAATAATCCCTATGCTGGGGGAGACGTCCCCGCCAGCAAGGAGATGACTGTTGGAGACGTCAAGGCGGCTGCTTCGCGTTCCGTTAATGATGCCAAGGCGGTTATGGGTGGTCTTGGCGAGATTGGTTCCGCTGCTACGGAGGTCGCAGGGAACGCGGTTCGAGAAGGTACTCGTGCTACCATTAAGGACATGGGGTACGACCCTAACGAAGTCGGCAGTGCGATTACTACTGCTGGAAAGGCGGTTAAGGGCCTTACAGGACTTTTTGCATCAGAACCCACTAATGGCGGCGGAAAAGTTCCTGATGGGAATTGGAAGCCTAAGTCAATTACAGATCTCTTTAAGTAAGGAATAAATAATGCCCGCTCTTCGAGACAATCTCAACAACCTGGAGATTATGAATGCCATTCGCAGCGACGCTCGCCGCGAATATCAGGAGATGGTGCCCGAGGCCACTAAGGCCAACATTCATGAGACTATCTCTGACATTATGAGTGAGGACATCACTCGCAACCAGTTCATGAACGCGCTGGTGAACCGTATCGGATCGACAATTGTTCGAGACATTGTCTGGCGCAACCCCCTCGCTGTTTTCAAGCAGGGAATGATGAACTTCGGTGACACCATCGAGGAAGTCCACCTTGACATGGTGAAGCCGACTGTCTATGACCCTAACCGCGACTATCTCGAGAAGGATGTGTTTGGTCAGGCACGCGTCAACTCATACTCGGCGTTCCACAAGATCAACCGTCGCGAGAAGTTCAAGATCACTGTCAACGAGGCTGAACTGCGACGTGCCTTCCTCGCCGATAATGGGCTCTCGCAGTTCGTCTCTTCTCTCATGGCCGTTTCTGCGACCTCGGACGAGTGGTCTGAGTTCCTGACCATGTGTTCCCTCTTCCGCACTTACGAGGAGAAGCATGGCTTCTACCACGTCCAGATTCCTGACATGAATGTGTTTGAGGCTAGCAAGGATAAGACTGACGCGGCCATCAAGGCGCTTCAGGTCGCTGCAAATAAGATGCAGTATCCGACTCGGGCATATAACTCCCAGGGAGTGCCTTCGTTTGCTCGGCCTGAGGACCTGGTAATTATTGCCACACCGGAGTTCAAGGCCAACATTGACGTGACGTCTCTGGCTGCGGCATTTAATCCTCAGAATGCTGCTATCCCGTCTCACGTCATTACGGTTCCGAACGAGTCTCTTCAGCTGGAGGGCATTAGCGCCATTCTCACGACTAAGGACTTCCTCCTTATCAAGGATGTGATGATCGAGAACCGTTCCATCAACAATCCTGAGGGTCTTTATTCGAACTACTTCTTACACCACTGGTCGGTTCTGAGTGTTTCTCCGTTTACTCCGGCGATTGCTTTCGGTACTGCGCCCACGGGTAAGATTACGATCCCCGAGAAGAAGAATGCGGAGATTCAGGGAATCAAGGTTGCTGACGCTACCGGTAAGCACAACGTCACCCCGAAGCCGGGCGACCTGCGCGACCTGTCGATTGACTGGAAGACCCCGCTCGCTGAGGGTATTCACCCGGCCATTGACTGGGACATTTCCGGTCAGAAGAGCAAGAAGACCCAGGTGTCTAACAACGGTACTCTCGTGATTGGCGAGGATGAGCCTAAGGGTACTGAGATTCGTGTTGAGGTGACGGTTGACAACCCGAACCAGGACGGTCAGAAGCCGCTGACGTTCTCCACTACGGTCACGGTCTCCTGATAGAATAAGGGAACCGCCCTACCACCTACGGGTGGTAGGGCGTTTTCTTATGGAGGAGAGTATGAGCGCTATTAATGAGATGCCCCCTAGTACCGAGGCGGGGATGGCTTTTGACTACTCTGTGTGGTCTGCTGGCTCGGTGGTTCGTATGGTTAATGTGCCTTTCGATAACTCGTATCGAGACATTGTTGATTGGTCTTCGTACGGCAACCCTAAGACTTATGTTGAGTCTTTTCAGCACTCGCAAACTGTTCGCCTCGAGTCCATGACCTATTTGGCTCAAGGTCGACCTATTCGAATTCCTACGCCTTTTTCTAGGGCAGTGCAGTTTAACTACCTGATGGTTCAGAACCCCGGACGCCCTTCTAACGCTTTTACCGAGGATTACCAGCCCACGGAGTTCTTCTATTTCATTACTGATGTTCAGTACATTAACCCTGGAACCACTCAGCTAGTTCTACAGCTGGACGTGTGGACGACCTATTACTCCCGCGTAACGTTTGGGCGGGGTTACGTTGAACGAGGGCACTTGGGCATTGCCGCGACTGATGCTTACTCGGGATTCGGGAAGAAGTGGCTCGTTCAGCCAGAGGGCTTCGATATCGGCAATGAGCACATCATTGCTAGGACCTATCGTAAGGTGTTGGGGGACATTAAGAAGAAGGAGTATGACGTTATCATTACCTGCACTACGGATATCTCCGCTCCGTACGGCACAAGGAACTCTCCGTCCATGATTATGGCTCGGGGTTCTGACATGGAAGGTCTTCCTAACGGAGTTGACATCTGGTGGGCTGACTCCAACGCCTTTAAGGTAGGAATGAATTACCTTGCTGATTACCCCTGGATCGCTCAAGGAATTGGTTCAATTACCCTCATTCCTAAGAATACTATTGGTAAGGAGTATGACAAGACTGTTACTCTAGGAAATGCGACGTGGTATCACGTCAGCAATCCTGGTGTGAATAATCGTGCGATGTTCTTCCTTACCGAGGAAGACTTCCGTTCAAAGATTATGGAAAATCTCCCCGACGACTTTAAGGAGCTAAAGAAGTTTACTACCTCTCCGTACTGCGTCCTCGAGCTGACGACCTACACGGGCAACCCCCTTGAGGTGCGTCCCGAAAGCGTTGCTACGGGGAATATCGGTATTACTATGTGGTCGCACCTAGCCCCACCGACGCCGCAGATCTTCTTCTCAATTAACTACCAGAACCATTACGGTGGCGCCCAGGTAGTTTTCTCTGACGGTAAGAAGACCGAGGGAGCTGGAGAAGAGTTCGACGCCATCACCGGCTACCAGAGTCTCCCGACGTTCGCGGTGGTCAATAATGCCTCGCTTAACTACCTGGCAGCCAACGCCCACACAATCGCACAGCAGTACAATGGCGCTAAGTGGACTCAGCGTCGTGCTCAGCGTCAGGCAACTGCTGCACGAGACGTCGCCAATGCTGGGATTGCTGCAACCCAGGCTGGCGCCGAGAACACGATGTGGGGCAACTCCGCCAACGCAGACTCGCAGTCTCGGTACAACGGTATGCGTGCCACAGTTCAATCAATTCAGGGCGGAATGACGGCACTGGGTGGGGCGCTCGCGCTCAACGGGCAGGCTGTAGGGGCGGGGCTCGGTCAGGCTGCTACTGCGAATATTGAGGCAATGATCTCGTCGTCACAGGCGCAGTCTCAAGCACATATTCAGAATCAATTGGCTTCTGGCGCGTCACAGATTTCTCAGCGTCAGCAGCGGAGTGTGCGGGACACCAACTTCGAGTTGGCTCAGTTCTCCGCTAATGGCGACTACGAGAATGCTGTTGCGGCTATTAATGCTCAGGTGCAGGACGCTCAGGTTATTCCTCCGTCGGTTGTTGGGCAGACTACGGGAAGTGTAACCCCGATGGTTGCTTTCAATATGGCGCTGGATTGTCGTATTAGGCAGATTAGCCAGGGCGCCATGCAGCGTATTGGCGAGTATTGGTTGAGGTATGGTTACGCACTTAACTGTTGGACCAATATTACTCACCTTTCTCTCATGAATTACTTCACCTATTGGAAGATGACTGAGTGCTACCTTAAATCTGCTAATATGCCCGAGTCCTTTAAGGGGACGGTTAGGGGTATTTTCGAGAAGGGCGTGACCGTCTGGCGTCGGCCATCCGACATTGCTACAATTGACCCTAGGAAGAATCGCGTATCTAAGGAAGTGAACGTTAAAATTGAAAACTAGAGCAGACTTTGTAAAAGCAGGTGTTTACGATCAGGTAATGGCAATGCCTCCCACCTTTTCGGAGAACCGCCAAGCCCGTCTCGAGTTCATGTACCGACGACAACTCATGGGGAAGTGCATGTCTCGCTTTACATGGGAGGGACTACCTAACGGCATTGATCCTCGCTTTATCGAGGCTACTCTTTTCAACAACGCCTTCAGCATCTTCTACTTCGACACGCTTCTTGAGTTGTTTATGGCGATGCCTGCCACGCCTACTGGTCGACTCGACATTCAGGACAACCCAATTGACTATCGTGTTACCCGGAACGGTATGTACTCGCGCGACGTGAAGGCAGCCGACTGTGTGACTATCTGGGCTAACCAGACAAGGGTTCCCGATATTGACATTGTTCTGACTTACGCGTCACGTCTCGCGCAGGTTGACCGCACAATTGAGATCGATCTCCTTAATGAACGTAACCCCATGATCGTTGCGTGCAACAAGGACCAGCGTCTTGCTATTCAGAACGTGATGAGTAAGATCTACGACGGCGAGCCGGTTGTTTGGGGAACCGAGAATCTTGCTCTCGAGAATCTGGCTTCCACGATTGGAGTGTTTCCTCTCAACCAGAATGCGGGAACTGGGGCTGTGTCCTCCATTAAGCACATGGAATCCAAGTCCAAGATCTGGGGTGAGGCGCTCACGATGTTGGGGATCATGAATGTGAACTCTGAAAAGCGTGAGCGCATGGTGGTCGAGGAAGCGGCCGCCAACTCGGGTCAGGTGCTCGCTTCGCGGGAGTCGTTTATGAAGCCCCGGCAGTTAGCTTGTGAGCAGATCAATGAGAGGTTTGGGCTCAATGTTTCCTGCTCGTGGGCTGTGGACGACAACGCCACTCCCAACATGCAGGATTACTTGGAAGTTAACAATCTCAACACCTACGAGGAGGGGAGCGATGGCAGTAGTAACGATGCGTCTTAAAGACCTGTGGCGAATTACTGACGGGCATATTGGTCTTGATGACTACGAAATTTTTGATGAGGCATATCGACCAATCCTAAATGACCGCATTCGGCGAGAGTACTGGTTAGAGGACATTGCTCATGAGACACCAGACATCTTTATCTGGCGCCTTAACCTTAAAATGGACCTAATCATGCCTCGATACAATAGAATGTACAAGGCAGAACTGCTCAACAACGATCCGCTCGACGGAGGCGTCCGCACCAACGACACCTCCCAGGACGGCACGAGCGCCGCTACGGGGCGAAACGAGCAGAGTAGTACTGGTACAGGGGAGGGCGGCTCAAAGGGGCGCACAGTGGGTTCCGACACTCCTCAGACAAGGCTGGCAGGGAACGGCGACTATGCTTCAACCATCAGTGACGCAACATCGTCAACGACCTCGTCCAACAGGTCGTCGTCGACTAGTGAGTCGAATAACCGGAATAATTACAAGAACAGTCAACATTCATTGTCCAAGGGTTATTCTAATCCTAAGTCAATGATGATCGCTCAGTATAGGTCTTCACTCATTAACGTCGATGACCTGATTATTGCTGAACTGTCAGATCTTTTTATGCCCATATGGAATAACGACCACAAGGGGTCGTCTTTGCTTTTAGGAGGATATCTTGGCTACTGGTGACCAGATTATCGGTTCAATTGATGCGGCACTTTATCGCGTGCAGAACCGAGAGATCAACAACATTACGCCTTTCACATATCGTGACGGACTTACGTACTACGAAGTTCTCCACCGTATTCGTCAGGCTGTGGTCGAGGCTATTGACTACATCCTGAAATATGGTAAAGACCAGGACAAAATCATCGAGCGCCTGAACCACACAGTGGAGACTTTCATCAAGGATGTCGAGGCTAAGCACTCCGAGTGGAACAAGACGCTGGATGCCAAGAAGGACGAGGTTCTTCGCACCATCACGGAGTTCCGGGGTCAGTTGGTTGACGCTCGCTTCGAGCGCACCCAGGACGGTGACTTCGTCAGCGCCCCTATGAAGGATGGGGGGCGCACCGTTATTCCGTCGCAGCAGTGGGCGAATAAGCTTGGAGATAAACTTCAAAATGTTAAAGATGATATTTCGCGAGATTACTACAATAAAACGCAGGTTAAACAGCAGTTCGCCAGAAATCGGGTATATGATCTCCCGTACTCCGTGATCATCGGGTCGTCCAACGCGACCGACGGCAGCTGGGACGATTGGGTTCGTTCTCGAGGCGAGACCCCCAAGAAGTTTTCTGTCGGCGGGGGAGGGTTCACGTCCGGAGATACCAACAACTTCGTAGGACAATTGCGTCGGGCTATCTCAACGATGTCTCCGACAGAGAAGATGACCACCGGCAGGATCTATGTCATTGACTGCCTTAACGATATTCGTGGCAGTGGCGCTGTAAGGCAGCCTGTCGAAACGTTCATGTCTCTTGCGAGCGTTAACTTCCCGAAGGCGGAGATCATTGTTCTCCCGGTCATTCTTAATGATTCTAACCTGAATAACACGTGGAACATTGCCCGCATGGCTTCATATGTTACAGGAGAGCTAAAGAACATTATGGAACCTTATGGTGCCAGGATCTGCGAAGGCTCGCGCTCATGGTTCCACAACTGGGGTAAAGAGAATGAATTCTACGGCGCAAACGACGTCCACCTATACGTGGCCGGATACAAGCATTGCCAGAAGCTCTTCTCTCAGTGGCTTGATGGTGGAGACGGGTGGCTCAACTTCGGGTGGTTGGATGTCAGCACTTCAGTGAACACCGGAAGTGTTAAGAATGTCAGCAGCATGTATGTGTCTCGCTGGCGCGACGAAGTCCGTGTAGTAGGGGAGTTCACCACAAAAGCGATTGGCGACAATCAGCAATTGTTCCAGTTCCCCCAGTGGGCTCGCGCCTACAGGAACATCTACTTGCAGGCCTGGAACAATGTAACCGCGTTTCCGATCTGGCTCGACACATTTGCTCAGCTGGTGTCTCCGACCAACATGATTGACGGCATGGTCGTCAAGGTAGATGCTCGAGGCAATATCTGGTGAATCGCTTTCGATGGGGTCCTGCTACAATAGTGGCAGGACCCCTCGCTTATATGGAGTAGGAAATGCCCTGGAATGACAATATGCGGAAGGTGGCCGTTAAGGCCATTGGTAGCGTTGAATCAAACATGGATTATAGTGCCATCAACTACAATGACCCAATTACTATTGGAATTGGGCAGTGGTACGGGACTCGCGCAGCAGCCTTCCTTAAGCCGTACGTAAATACTGAGATGTGGAAGAACTCTGGTATGGGAGGGACGCCGCTGGACAATGCCCTTAAATCTCATGATGCGAACTCCTCATACTGGAATACATATTATCTCGATAGGAGTATGGACACGAATCTAAGGAAGTTCCTTCGACTTGCAGCTCTCGCACAGGACGTTCAGATTCATCACGACCTCGAGGCGTATGGGCAAGTGGCAAAGCAGTACGGATTGGATATTGAAACCAATACCGAGGCGTTCATTATGTGGGCGTCCGCCTACCACCAGAGCCCCAGACAAGCGTTGAGGGTAATTCAGCGTGTTGGCGGAAGCGTAGGCTTGAGTGCTATGCATCAGGCAATCCTTGCAGATTCCGTGTTAGGGCAATATAGGAATCGCTATAACAAAGTTTTCCAGATTGTATCATCCGGTGATACTAGTGGTGTGGGGTCGGGTAACGGCACAGCTGCTGCACCAATTGGAAATGCGGGTTTCTATAACTCAAACGGAGTTCAGACTGTTGGTATCGATGGTGGAGAAATTGTTCTTCGAACCGACAACACAGATGTTATCTACTTCTCCTCCCGATGGGGGAATGTGGGCCTAGTTCCTTGCGGAATCAATACATGGAAAGTTGAGTTAGGAAAACTTTATACAAACATCCATATCAACGTTCCCGACCAACCCGACAACCCTGGCGGAGGCGACGGGGGCGGAGGCGGTGCCGGAGACGGTAGTGCAGGCGCCAAGGCAGTCCAATGGATGCGCTCGCGCCTCATGAAGTTCACCTACCTTCAGGCGCCCGGAAGGCTGGACCCCGACCGCTCGGGCTTCGGTGACTGTAGCAGCACTATCTACCGCGCCTACAAGGACACGTCAGGCATCAACGTAGGCACATGGACCGGCGACCAATATTTCCGCGGGCGCGCTGTCATTGAGCGCGGACGTGGGGCTATGACGGCCGCGCAAAAAGCGATGTGCAAGCCCGGGGACATCATTGTCATGTCGTGGGGTGGTGGGTACCCGCACACCGATCATGTGGAGATGTTCGTAGATGAGGGACATACTGTTGGACACGGGGGACCCAATCGGGGACCCCACATTAACTCTATTGGAATGCTTTCTGGCACAGCATGGTGGACGGTAAGACGGCATGGTTAAAAAGTTTAGTTACTACAATTTCAGTAAGGTGTTGTCCTATGGCGGAGTATTCAATATGGTCATGGGCGCACGTGGCTTGGGTAAAACTTATGGCGCCAAAAAGATTGTTATCAAAAATGCCATTAACAAAGGACAGCAGTTCATTTACCTAAGGCGGTACAAGACAGAACTCAAGGGACGGAACTCTTTCTTCGCCGACATTGCACACGAATTTCCCGAAGAGGATTTCCGTGTAGAGGGACAGTATGCTCAAAGAAAGGTGGGGAAGAACTGGGAAACCATCGGGTACTTTATTCCCCTATCTACTGCGCAGGCTAACAAGTCCATTGCTTACCCAAATGTCTATACAATTATCTTTGATGAGTTCATCATCGATAAGGGTAGCCTTAGGTATATTCCTGATGAGGCCAAAGTGTTTATGGATTTCTATTCCACTGTAGACCGCTATCAGGACAGGGTGCGTTGTTTTATGCTCAGCAATGCAGTCTCAATTATGAACCCATATTTCATCAGGTTCCACATTGAGCCGGTTGAGGGAGTTTCAAGACACGCAGACGGGTTCATTGTTACGGACTTTGTTGACTCAAAACAATTCCAGTCAGAAGTGGCACACACTCGATTCGGCTCATTCATCACGAATTATGCTGAAGACTACGCCAACTACGCAATTTCGAACGAGTTCGCCGACAACTATGACGACTACGTACTAAAGAAGACAGGGAGAGCCAAATATATGTTCTCCCTAAGGACGCCACAGGGAAATGTATCAATCTGGGTGGATGGTGGCACATGGTTTGCCCAGAAGCGCCAACCCAAGGGGCCTTTGGTACAATGGGCCTATAAGGTCCAGGACCTTAGAGAAGGGGAAAGGCTTCTTCTGTACGGAGATAAAGTGCTCACTATTATGAGGACCACGTACAGAAAAGGTCGGCTATTCTCTGACAGCCCTGAAACTCGAAACATGTTCGCAGAAATATTCGTAAGATGATCGAAATCCCCAAAATGACTATCGACATCGCCCTCATCACAGGAGCGATAGCCCTACTCGGCGTCCTCGGCCGACTCATATACCGCACCTCTCGCTACCTAGACCACCTCACTGCTATGCTAGAAGCGTGGGAGGGCACTCCCACAAGGCCTGGCGTTCTGGAACGTCTAGACGACATCGAAGATAAACTAAATGATGTTCAGTATCACGTAAAACCCAATCATGGAGGGTCATCGATAGACGCTCAGAACCGCCAACTACAAGAAATCATCACCTACATAAGGAATAAACATGGGTGAACACGAAGCCCCAAAGCCCCCCTTCATCCCCGACACCGCCCGATTCTGGCTCTACACCGTCGGAATCGCCGCACTCTCCGTCCTCGGAGTCTACGGCATCCTCGACGGTGAGAAGATCTATGCATTTAATTTTCTTCTAGCCGCATTCTTTGGCGTTGCCGCCAAGCACACTGATCGAGGAACCCCCGCCACATGACCACCACACAACAGATCATCGCCACCGCCAAAGCAGAAGTAGGCTACTCCCGATGGGAAGACCTCGAGCCCGGCACCAAATACGGGCGCTGGTACGCCACCATCACCAACAGCCCCGCCTTCGGAGCCAGCGGAGTCCCATACTGCGACATGTTCGTCTCCTGGGTCCTCTACCAATGCAACATCAACTGGGTCAGCGCCTACGTCCCCGGCCGCGAATCCCAAGCCCGCACTCGAGGCGTCCTCCTCGACAAATGGAACATCCAACCCGGCGACCTCGTAACCTTTGATTGGGACGGAGACGGAGTAGCCGACCACATCGGCATCGCCACCAGCGGCGTACAAGGCACCACCATCTACACCGTCGAAGGCAACACCTCCTGGGGAACCGGCGGCAGCCAGTCCAACGGCGGCGTCGTAGCAGCACGCACTCGAGACCTCGAAGACATCCACTACGGCATCCGCGTCGTCACTAACACCGTCGGTGGAGGAGACTCCCCCGCCAACATCACCGCCATCCAACGAGCCATTGGAGCCGACCCCGACAACATCCTCGGCCCCGATACTGAGCTGCGCATGCACCTCATCATCATGGCCAGCAACTGGGCCGGACGCCAATTCCCCCTCGGCATCCCCCGCACACAAAGCGTCATCGGCACCGAACCCGACGGAATCTGGGGTGAAGCCAGCGACGCCGCCCACGACCGAGTCACCGCCGCCATCCAACGCGCCCTCGGCGTAGACGACGACGGAGTCTGGGGCCAGGTCACCTGGGCAGCATGGGAAGCCCTAGCCCGTAAGGCTGAGCGGCCGTAACAAACGCAAATATCCCCTTCACCGTTCCTGCCTCCGGTGAAGGGGATATTTGTTATGCGTGAAGTGCTGTGAGGTCAACTCCAATCGAGTTCAAGAGAAATTCGAGTTCTTGTCTAGCAGGAATTACCCCCTGCGGACCGAAGCTTTTAACGGAATTCGTTTTTTCGATCTTATTCTCAAAGCAAATCCTGTTGTCGGGCCACCCGTATACCGCTATAGAATAAGTAGGCCCGGTAATCCCAATATAGTCCTCGCTCGCTACAACGCTGTAGCCAGGCAGTTGATCGCGAAGATTAAGAATCTTCGCAATATTATCAAGGTAATACACTTTTAAATCCTTCCAAGACTTTCCAAACCCATGCTTACTAGTGCATTGCAGAGTTGCTTGTGAGTGTCGTAATGTGTAATCGTTCCCGAATTTGTCTCGTAACAGTTCCATGTCTCTAGAGTGTAATCATTAATAATCCTGAATGCAGTAGGCCCACAATAAAGAATATTCGCACCACCCTGTGTATAAGACTCCCTCATCCCGTGAACCCGCAATACATGCTTAGCACGAGCCAGCGAGCAAGTCTTCATCATCATCATCATCACCATCATTTTCCACACTAAAAAGGTTGGATAAAAACTTTACGTATATTGCCGCTCCAGAGGCGTTGACCTTCTCGTACGTGTGCTTAAAATACCAATTAGAGTCTCCGGTGCGCTCTAGAATGATGTTCATTGAATTTCCTCCAAATTCATAATAGTAATGGCGGGCATGTCTAACTAGTTAGTAATGTCAACGACTCATGAAAAGTCAATCCTAATCTCCTCGAGATTCCCGTAGACAGAAAACTCTCCTGCACTACTGCAAATCCATTCATTGCCGTTGTTGGTTACGGTGTAAACTACTCCATCATCACTGAACCTAAAATAATTCACCCCCAACTCAATCACATTAAACCCCGCCTTAATCTTCTCGACAGTCCCAGCATCAAAAGCTAGCGGCTCCATCCCCACTCAACCCCCTCTCGCTTATTCACGATGCTGATTGCATCCTCAACCTTCTTGGCTGCGTCGATCTGTTCGAGGCCGGTCGAATGGTAGATATACCAATAACCATCAATCTCCTCAATGAGATAGGTTATTCCATTAACCATCTTTTCCCATGAGCCATCCGGCATTGATGACCAGTTGTTTTCTATCAGTGTCTGTGAGGCGTT